GAGCATAACCTAACAACCCATGCCAATACTGACTTGGGAGCAATAGCCAACGCTTACCCCACAACGATATTTGCCAATAATAACTCAGTCTATATACTTGACGGAAACAATTATTACAAATGGACAGGCTCAGGAGAAATTCTTTTGGTAGTAGGCTATACTCCGACAGTGGCCACAGCAAGCCCCCCAACAGGCGGAGGAACGCTCTTAGAGAGTATCAACTATTTAACGGGGCAGAAAACTCAGAAATTTAGCGGCAATAACGATGCTACAGTATATCAACTACTTGAAACCAATATAGATTCTGTAGATGTTGTAAAAGTCGGCGGAGTGACAAAAACCGTAACAACGGATTATACCGTAAATCTTATAAATGGTACGGTTACATTCGTCGTAAAACCGCCAACAGGCGTAAACAATGTTGAAATAACATGGACAAAAGTCGATGCTGCCGACAGACCAAGAATAACAAAATGCAAGTGGTACGGTGGAATTTATTACTCTCGCTTATGGTTGTTTGGCAATCCTGATTATAAGAATACTCGATTTGTTTCAGGAATAACAATAGCAGGCGTAAGTGACCCTGAATTTTGGCCTAAGTTTGCAGATTCCAATGTAGGTAAATACGAAATAACCGACATTAAAACTCAGTATGACAAACAACTAATATGGACAACAGGCGACAGTTCAGAAGCTTCTGCATGGTATTCCACAAACGAAACCTACACCGACGGAAACAGCGGGTTAGTAGTGACAATCTTTCCTGTTTATCCGATTAATGCAAAGATAGGTCATGTAGCACCCGGACAAGTCCAGATAATCAACAACAATCCATTCACAATATGGAAAGGTATCTATCAATGGGCATCAACCTATGTAATGAATGAAAAGAATGCTGAATGGATGAGCAAGAGAATACAAAATGACCTTGATGATTTGGATTTAAGAAACGCCTTAACAATAGACTGGAACGAACGCGGCATATATATGTTGTGCGTAGGAAAACGGATATGGTGCTATAACTACCGTGTAGACGCATGGTATATACTTGATATTCCGCATACGCCGACTTGTTTCCTTGCAGTAGATGGAAAACTATGTTTTGGCACGGACAACGGAACAATAATGAGGTTTGATGAATCCCTTCCCACATATGACGGTGAGAAAATAACAGCCGTGTGGAAGATGGGTTTTTATAATTTTGGCGTAGATTGGCTGAGAAAGTTCATACAAAGGATATTTGTATCAATAAAGCCATTTAGCAAAACCCACATTGATATAACCTACGAGACTGATATAAACAACACATCAGACGTATACACGGCTTCATACGGACTAAGCGGATTTGATACATGGGATTTCTCGGATTTCTCTTTTGAGACAAACTATAGCCCACAGCCATTCAAATTCAAGATAAGAGCGAAGAAAATAGATTACTTCAAACTTTGCATAACAAACGATGATACCGACGTCGCTACTGTTCTTTCAATTACATTACCTGTTAGAACAGGCGGCGAAGTAAAAGGAAGGTGATAATATGGCAATGACTGAATACACAGGCGATACCGAAATTATAACCAAATTAGGCACTACACCAGCGGAAAGAGGACTATCTACAGACGAATTCAAGGCAAAATTCGACGAAGGCTTAAAGGCTTTTGTAACATGGTTCAATGATACCCATAAAACAGAGTTTGATGCACATTTGGCAGATATTGCTAAAATAATATACGGATATCAAATAGACGAAAGCAACACAAATCCATTAACATCTGTAACATATATAGATGGTGCTATAGGCATGACACCAGCTACAGCAGGAGATGGTGTAAGTGCTGATTGGAATAACGTATATCCATATAATAAAATTAGACCTGTTTTGTTTAAAAACGGTGAAGTTATAAAAGAACTTAATAAAAATGATTATTCAAGAGATGTTAATGGAAATGCAGTAGATATTACAAGCGGCGATGCAGGAGATGTGATGATTGAATTCCCGCTAATATATTGGAAGATGAAAAAAATAAGCAATAATGTAAGCGTTAGAATGTCACGGTGTCAAATAAATGAGGATTATAAGCCTTTAGCACATACAGTAGGAAATCAGATAAAAGATAAAATATATATAGGTGCTTATCATGGAAGTGAATTAGACGGCAAATTAAGAAGTTTAAGCGGAAAAGCTCCAAAAGTGAATATAACAATAGGAGACATGCGAACGCTTGCACAGGCAAATGGAGCAGGCTATCAACAGTTGACTTATTAAAGTTCTAATGTTGCAACATTTATTCCTTTTAAGATTCAAGAATAGAGATAGTCAAACTGCTTTAGGTAGA